ACATATGCGACAAGATTAATCCTAAAACCGGCCGCAGAGGCGGTGAATGGGTTAATACTTCGTTGTATTGTAAGACTTGGAACTCGTTACATCCAGACGAACAATATAAGTGGATAGATTATCCCAACACATATTCTAAGAACTATTCTAAGGGGTTCTTTAACTCTAGTGACCTTGCACCACTTGCAGAAGTGATGCATCGCAATGGAATACGAATTGAAAGAACTGATTTGGGGGAGGAGATAAAAGGTAAATATATCTATCCTCTTTCCTTTGGTGCATCTTCTATATCATATTCCATAACGAGATGGGGCGCAAATCTATTTGACAATGTAAAAGACTTTGTTGTTGAAGACATTAATAATGGCAAGTGTCTAATGATTTTGTTTGACATTGACGACCCTGAGTCACATGTAATTGAGCCTTGGTGCTGGGAAAAACTTGACGTATTGCTCTCCACCGCAGGTATTGACCCAAGTAAAGTTATTTTTGTAACAAGAAATTTTGGTGACTCGTATGTGGCAACTGCACCTACAGAAATGGAGGTAATTACTTGGGACTATTTTGCCTGTGCAGAAAAAATACGAAACTGTGAGAATCCACCTTGGCCCTTCAATGAGAAAAATACTGGGTATGTTGATAATGTGAAACAAAAGTATGAAGACATATTAAATTATAATCCTAGTAATCCTTTCATAAACAAATTTAAAAACAACATGAAACGGTTTGGAATTGACCCAACCTTTGGAGGGAAGATAGAAATTGTTTATGGTAACGGAAAAGGAACAGGATATCCAGAGGGTCTTCTTGATGGTTGTTGTACGTTTCCATTGAAACTTCTTAATTGTATGTCTCAAAAGAAACCTTTTATCTATATAAGCGATGATAACTTAATTGATAAAATGAGAGAACTAAACTACAGTGTATATTTTGGTTGGAATTGTGAGTACGCAATGATTGACGATTCTAATAAAAGACTACATTACCTAACTATGTTGTTTAGAGAACTACAAGATAAAGAAGACAAAATTGATGAACTGTTGGAAAAAAGTAAAGTCACTGTAGATGCAAACTATGATGCATTAAACAGGGCTGTTCCAGAACAGCAACTTATTAATCGTATTGTTGATTTTTACTTTGGTGAGAATGTATATGAGGATAGGATTTCTTAATCTAGATAATCCGTATTCGTCAATCGCGGTAGAGATGTCAAAAGAAGGACATCAAGTAATCGCGTATGATGCTAATGCAAAACTAGAGAAGTATTTTGACGCAACAGGTGAACATAAAAATTTCACCTTTACAACCGATCTAGTTAAGGCTACAAAACGTTGTAGTTACGTTTTTGTATTGCACCAATTTTTACCTGAAAGATATTATGACGGAACTGCCCCTATGGTAAAGAGGGGAATGCAAAGACAAAACCTAACACATCTAATTGAAACTTTTACAGAACTCTCCAAGATATTAAAACCATCACAAACAGTTATACTAATTGGGAATGTTCCACCTAGAACAACTAGACAACTTCAAGAGTTGATACCAGCCCCTATATTATATTTGACAGCTGGAGAAAACTTAGATACCGAAAAGATAAATGCAAGAGAGCAGTTTTGTTCTAGGTATTTGGAGCAAAATTTTCCCGTATACATTGGAACTCCTACTGGTGAGACCAAAGACAAAAGTTTTATTGCATTCGATAGGGACTTTGCCTTTTGTGGTTGGACAGGAGAAAACCTTGTTAACGGCACTTGGGAAGACATAGAACTTTTAAATATGTGTTGTCGAACTTTTGATGCTATGAATCAAACCTTTGTCAACACGGTGCAACATTTGTGTGCAAAGATTGGTGCTGACACAAGATTCGTTTTGAGAAGGATAAAGAAAAGAACCAACCACTCATTTCGTGCTGGTATAGGGCTAGGTTGTGACTATCCACAGACTTTGATGGATATGTCTTGCTTGACAAATGATATAGGTTTAGGATATGATCCTTTCAGTGAAATGTTGCTGGCAAGAGAACAGCAGGCAAAACACATTGCAACAAAGATACGAGAACTTGGGGTTAACGTAAAGTTTGGACAAACCGTACCAGAAAGACATAGTTCATCAGAATGGTTTTACTCTGGAAGAAATATTCCAACCTTTTACAATTCTTTTATTGAACTTGTGAAACACTACGTATTACAGATGGGATGCGTTATCACTGAAGACATCGATGAAACAGAAGTGTACGTTAAGTCACCGTATGACGAACTTGCGCCAACCCTAACAAGAGGCTGGATAGGAACTGTATTTGACATAACGGAGTATTACGGAAGGCCAATAGAACATGAATGGACCTGATGCTCAAGAAATATACTTAATATATTGTGCAATGAAGGCGCACTTTACTACAGACTATGACTATTATAAGTTTAAAGGTAAAACTAAAATAAAGGCTCAATCTTTTTTTAATAGAAAGGATAGAATATATTTCGTGAAGTTGGCTAGGAAGTTAAAAACAAAACAAGAAGTGGAAGAATACTTCATAGCGAACTTTTCAGTGTTGAGAGATAAGTGGATAGGAGACTTTTCTGAAGACATTTACCTAAAGTGGAAAGAAAGAAAAGACAACATTGTAAACGTTCTTGAAAGGGAACTAACACCGCACGTTAAGAACTTTGAAGAACTGTTTGTAGTAAAGGGACACCCAATACTTTTTAGGGAGTATTTGGGAAAGAGAATAAGTGCTGAAACAATGGTAGTGCTAAATACTCTTGTAAACTATTCCAAGGATTGGGATGCAAAAATGGGCAGTGATCGTATTTGGAAAAAAGAAAAAAAGTTTTTAACTAATTACGAAAAAAGCTTGACAATAAACAAAGATGCATGTAGAATGTGCTTAATTAAAATGATGGAGGTTGGTTAATGACCACTCAAGCAGAAGTAATCTCCGAACTGGAGTATAATCTTGAAATCGCTAGAAAGCGAATTCGTGAACTGGAGTATGACTGCGGTCAACTTCAACGACAGGTGAACGAGTCACGCGCTCGTTTTAACAAAAACAGAAACAACAAGGGCGCTAGACGTGGTGCAGTACAAAATACAAACAAGTAAACCAGAACATGTAGTTTTTGGTAATGGTGAGTCCAGAAAAAACTGGACTCTTAAACCACTGGCTAATGCTACAACTTGGGGCTGTAACGCAATGTATCGAGACTTTGCCCCAGACAATCTCATTGCAATCGATGTTGGTATACAAAATGAGATTGTCGCTTCTGGGTATACAAGGAGACATCAGTGTTGGTTTGCTGAATGGGAACCTATTCCAACTGATGCTTTTGCAATTGAAAGTATTATTGCATCTACTGGATTTGCAGAGTCTCAGATTTGTTGCGCTGGTGACCCAGATTCCAATAAAGTAGTTATCAACGGTGTTGATACCAGTGATGAAAGGGTACAGGAATTAAAGTTGATGTTTCCACATCTAGATGCAGAAGATTTGGAAGCAAAGCTTAAGTCGGACTACGGAATGTACGTGACGTATGTCTCACCAGAAGACAAGATACGTCCAATCTCAGACCCTGAAGGATGGTCAGCAGGGACAACTGCTATGCATCTTGCATGTCAAGATGGTGCAGAAGTTGTTTATATGATTGGGTTTGATTTATCATCATATTCTAGTCGAATAAATAATATTTACAAGGGGACTCCACATTATCTCCCGCCTGAGGCAAAGGGGTTCAACCCAATCAACTGGAAAAATCAGTTGTATTTGTTGTTCAAGGAATTCGAAGATGTTCAATTTAAGTGGGCATACGATAGTAATTTCTTGAAACAAAATGATTTTGAAAGTGCAAAAGGATTGATAGAACTTCCAAATGTGGAAACAATAGCACACGAAAACATACGTTTAACATAAGGAGACAATTATGTCATTGGATAATATCCGCCGCAACAACTCTCTGGACAAACTTCTTGGTGCAGTCCAGAAAGATAATCAACCTCAAGAAAAGAAATCATACGTAGATGAACGTCTTTGGAAACCCGAACTGGACAAGTCTGGTAACGGTTATGCTGTGATTCGTTTCTTGCCTGCCGTTCACGGTGAAGAACTGCCATGGGCTAAAGTATATTCACATGCATTCCAAGGCCCCACTGGACAGTGGTACATCGAGAACTCTCTAACAACTCTCAACGAAAAGGATCCCGTATCTGAGTACAACACTAAACTTTGGAACACTGGTGTTGAATCTGATAAGGAGATTGCACGTAAACAGAAACGCAAACTTCAGTACTACTCTAACATCTATGTTGTGAGTGATCCAAAACACCCTGAAAATGAGGGTAAGGTTTTCTTGTTCCGTTATGGTAAGAAAATCTATGACAAACTTCTGGCTGCAATGCAACCAGAGTTCGAGGACGAAAGTCCTATCAATCCTTTCTGTCCTGAAACTGGTGCGAACTTCAAATTGAAGATTCGTAAGGTTGACGGATACTGGAACTACGACAAGTCGGAGTTCGAGGCTGTATCTGCACTAAGTGAGGATACCGCGAAAGTAGAACAGGTATGTTCCAATTCATATCCACTTTCTGAGTACACAGAGAGAAGTAACTTCAAGTCATACGAGGAACTAAAAACTAGACTTGACGTTGTTCTTTCTGGAGTTACCAAAGTGGGTAACGTAGAAGACAGTATCGACGCTACACCAGCTCCCGCGATTCGGGAGGCAACTGCACCACAACCAGTTGCAGTGGAGTCTTCGTTCGAAACGACTGCTGACGAAGAAGATGACACCATGTCGTACTTTGAAAAACTTGCTAACAACTAGAAGTCTTTCTACGTTTTGTGAGGGGGAACTATGTTCCCCCTTTTTTATAAATAGGCTTATTCCCTCGCTGTGAAGCGACATGATTCCCCATGAGGACAACGGAGAATCTAGTATGAAAAAAATTTTACTTCTAATGTTGTTGCCTGTTCTGACAACAGCTCAAACTTACACAGATGATGTAGCAGAAATCATCAACAATAATTGTGTTGTCTGTCATCGGCCAGGAGGCGTGGGCCCGATGAGTTTCGAAACCTATGAACAAGTTCGTCCTTGGGCGCCTCTCATTCAAATGCGAGTAGCAAACAGAGAAATGCCTCCCTATGCATACGACCAGCATATAGGTATTCAGGACTTGGAAGGAGATTGGAGACTTTCTCAAGAACAGATTGATACTGTAGTAGCATGGGTAAATGCAGGTTCCCCTTATGGCGATCCTGACCGTGTAGTGCAATTACCTGAAATGCCTAATCCAGATGATTGGCGGTTTTCTGCAATGTTTGGCCAACCTGACTTAATTGTACCTTCAAGTCCGTATGACATTCCGGCAAACGGAAATGACCTGTGGAGTAAAGAATTTGTTAATCCAAAACTTGTTGAAGATCGTTGTATAAAGGCGGTACAGGTAAAACCAAAAGGTGATGCAGCTGCGGTAGTACATCACTCTAACTCAGATGTATATGTGTATGATGAAGAGGGCGAACTTGTTCCTTATGGACAACTCACAGAGTATGCGATGGGCAAATGGGGTGAAGTTATGCCTGAAGGAGTCTGTCGCATCATGCCTGCAAATTCACTAGTGCGTTGGGACATTCACATGTTTCCTGGCGGTGTGGGTGCAACTGCTGAAGGCGACATGATCGAAGACAATGTTGTAGAGATTGGTCTTTGGTTCCACGATGAAGATTACGCAGAAGTAAACGATGTGTACAATCAAGACCTTCGTTTATATCCTCTTCGTGAAGGGTATGAAAATGGCCACCTGATTGTTCCACCTCATGGTTATGCTATGACTCAAGGCTTTCATAGTTTTGACCATCCCGTCCGTATTGACAGTTTCCAACCACATGGACATCTACGGATGAATGCAGCAAGTTTAGAAATCTTTTATCCTGATACGGGTAGAACCGAATCAGTGTCTCAGATTTCTAATTGGTCAGCAACGTGGCATCACAGTCACATTTATGCTGAAGATGTAGCCCCTTTGTTACCAACTGGGGCAGTGTTAGTAATAAAACAGTGGTATGACAATACTGCTGATAATCCCAACAATCCTGATCCAGATCAATGGGTATATGGCGGAAGTAGAACGGGTGACGAGATGTCTCATGCGTGGATAGCTGTTACTCATTTAGACGAAGAAGGTTATGAAAAAATATTGGAGGAAAGAAATGCGAAAATTAATATTGCTGGGAGGTAGTTTATTTGCAATTATAAGTTATGCAGATGAAATAGATTACGCACAAGACGTTGCACCTATCTTTGTAGAACAATGCCAGTCTTGTCACAGGGAGGGCGGTATTGCTCCTTGGGCAATGACTAACTATCAAATGTTACAGGCATTTGCCCCTGCAATCAAAGAGGCAATCATTACGAAACACATGCCGCCTGGCCAGATTGATCGTAAATACGCAGGCACTATCATTAATCACAGGACTCTCAGTAATCGTGAAGTTGATACGATTGTAGAGTGGATTGATGCAGGCGCACCTGTTGAGGGTGATGTTGATCCTTTGACAGAGACAACCTATTCTACTTCAGAGTGGGTGCATGGTGAACCAGATATGATTATCGAAGTACCGCCTCAAGAGATTCCTGCTGTCGGTACAATGGGCCCTAATGCCATTCCATACAGATACACCAGTGTGGATTTAGGTCTCACAGAGGACAAGTGGTTACGTGGTTCAGAATTTTTACCATCAGAACCTACTGTCATGCACCATATGCTCAACACTGTATCGCTGCCAGGCGAACGAAACGGTAACCTGTTGGGTGCTCAGGGTGAAGGACAGGGTAACATGGAGTATGCAACTATCAGTGCATATGTGCCAGGCGGTGACCCCGATTACTACGATGAAAACACTGGCGGTTTGTTACGTGCAGGCTCTATCGTAAATCTACAGTTACACTATACGCCTGACGGTACTGCAAGAACTGATAGAGCAAGAATCGGACTGTACTTCCATGATGAAGGTGTGATACCAGAAGAGAGAATGGCAGGCGACTGTGCTTGTATTTTCCCTAACAACTGGACACCGATTCCCCCATACGATCCTAACTTTGTACAGACAGCAGAGATTACGTTGAAGAATGATATTCGACTACACACATTCTTGCCTCACATGCATTTCCGTGGCAAGAGTATGCGTGCTACTGCAATCTATGCTGATGGTACAGAAGAAGAGCTTATCGACATTCCTAAATATGACTATGCTTGGCAACTTTCATATACATGGAAAGATCCCAAGTTTATTCCAGCAGGAACACGATTGTTTGTTGAAGGTGCATTTGACAATTCGGCAGACAATCCAATGAACCCTGATCCAGCAAGAGAAGTACCTTGGGGCCAAATGTCAGAGGACGAAATGTTCTTTGGCGCATTCACTTGGAAAAACGTAGAAGGAGACTAGCATGTGGACTAAACCCACTTACGAAAAAATCCGTTTAGGGTTTGAAGTAACAATGTACTACAAAAATAGATAGAAAAATATTAAAGGTGAGAAATGAAAAAATTATTGCAAGTGCTGATGATCAGTTTGGTCTTAACTGGTTGTGGTAGTAGCGCAATAGACCTATATGATGACCCACAATTTGATTGGATGCCTAATCCATTGCAGTGGGAAAGAAACTGGAGAGATTGTAGATCTCAACCACAATGCAACCCTGCTGATTTGTTCAATAGAACGGGTTACATCAGCACGATTGGTTAAATTGCCGCGGTAGCAATACCATTGATAAATGGGTCTGGATTCACAAGACTCTTGTTGTTGACAGTGGTATTGCTATTGCTGGTGTTTCTAACACTGGTAGATGGGGCATTCACAACTGTAACCTGAGCCATCGCCTCTTCTCTACTTACAGATTGCTGTGACTGAATCAATTCTTGATTTTGTTGCAAAGATGGTGCGGCAGAAAGTGGAGCAATTTGTGCCTCCGAAGGTTCTACCTCCATCATCATTTCATCAAAGTTTCTCTGCATCTGTGCTTCTAGGGCTCTTCTTTCGATAAGTTTTTCTGCAATTATACCAGAAGAATCCATTTCTGCCGCAGTCTCCATGTCGGCATTAACGAACCTCGTTGCCTCTGCAACAGTGTCAAACATTGCACGTACTCCAAACCTTGACGTTCCTATGTACTTGCCAGACCAATCTAAGATTACTCCATCTGGTAATCTTTGTTCTGCTTGATTTGTTGCAGTGTTAACTAGTTGTGTGATGTTTGCAGGAGGAGATGTCTGTACAACTGGTTCCGGTTCAAAGTCGGCAGGAGGAGATGTCTGTACAACTGGTTCCGGTGTAAAGTCGGCAGGAGTGAGTGCAAAAGCCTGATCTATTGCCTCTTGTCCAGTTTGAGGTACAGGTAGGTCATTGTTCATCATGTTCAACTGCATTGACGCAAAGGTTGTACTCGTGTCAATATTATTACCACTTATCTGTTGTAGTTGAAGATCAGTTGCAAGATCCTGCTGTTCTAAAATTATGGATTCTCTTATTTCGGTTTGTTCTTCCTGAAGTTGTTGTTCTTGTTGAGCCGCAGCTGCCCTTTCCTCTGCAGCTGCAATCGCTCTTTC